CCGACACCGCCGGTCTTCCAAGGCGGCCCGACCTTCCTGCAAACACGGCCACACGATCAGCCAATCATTCTGCCGCCGAAACCGCCCCCGCGCATTTATGTCTCCGTTCAGGACGACTGGTGGGACCTGATTTCGTTGAAGGTCTACGGCATGCGCCGCTTCGACGAGTTTTACATGCACAAGCTGATCGAGGCCAACTACTACCTGAAAGAGGTGTCGCATTTTCCCGCCGGGCTGGCCGTCATCGTGCCGGATTTGCCGGTTAAAACTTCCATCCCACTGGTGCCGTGGAAAAAGGCATCAATCGTCTCGCCATGATAACACAGGTCCGCACCGCCCGGCCGTCGATCATCCTGAACGGTGCGGACTGGTTTAACCAGCTGGCGCCGTATTTCCTCAATTGCGTTTACGTGGACAATTGCGACGGCGATCACGCCGACGACTTTCAGCTGCAGCTGGCCGACCGGGACCGGCGGTTCATCAACGACTGGATGCCGGATGTGGGGACCTATTTCGACGCCGAGATTATTTGCGAGCGTTGGTTCGCGCCGAACGCCTCGACGCTCAGCCTTGAGTGCGGCCGGTTCTGGATCGACTCGGTCGATTTTCAGCTACCGCAGCACACGGTGAGCATCAAAGCCAGCTCGATCCCTACGGACCAAAAGTTGAAAGGCGCAGACGAAACGCGTGGCTGGGAAAACTCCTCGCTAGAGGACGTGGCCATACAAATTGCCGGTGAGAACCTGATGATCTTGGACTGGCAGGCGCTTACAAACCCGAAATACAAGCGGGTCGAGCAGACCGAGGAGAGCGGCCTCGGCTTCCTGAAGAAACGCGCCAACGCGCACAAGCTATCGATCAAGGTGCACAAGAACAGCATCGTGGTCTTCAACGAGCAGGAGCTGGAGGCGGCCGGGCCCGCGTTCACGCTGCTCTACGGCAACGCTGCGGGCGGCGGTGCTGGCGCCGCTTACCGGATGAGCGCCGGGGACTTCCAGATCATGATCAATGACACCGTGCAAAGCACGAGAAACAGCTTTTCCCGCGTGGAGGACGGCATGACCAGCCAGTCGGAATTCAACACCAGTGACTCGGACATTTCCGAATATGGCACCGACTCCAACGAGGACCCGGGCGAGGACGGTGAAGGCGGCGGCGAAGGCGGCGGCGGCGGGCTGCGTTCCCCGCGTGCCGACGGGCTATCGGGCGACTGGACGACCGATACGGATAGCACCTTCGCGGAGGCGATGGCGCGCGACAAAAATAAGCACAAGGTCCGCGCCACCATCGAGATGTCCATCGGCAATCCGCTGATCGCGGCCGGGCAAACCTTTCAGCTGGTCGGCTGCGGCCAGTTCGACGGGAAATGGTTTATCGAAACGGCGCAGCACGAGCTGGGCCCGCAGTATGATACCAAGCTGATGGCGCACAAATGTCTGGAGGGCTACTAATGCCGATCAAAAATATTCTCGCGGCCACCGACTTTGTAAGCGGGAAAGACAACCGCTACCGGAACTCGGTTGTCATCGGCAAGGTGGTCAAGCTGGAGTGCACCGATAAGGGCGCAAATATCCGGGTGCAGATGCCGGAAAAACTGGACCGCAAAGGCAACCCGCTCATCACCAAGCCCATCCCGATGCTGCAGGTGTCGGCGGGCGGGAAGCGGTCCTTCGCCATGCCGCGCGTTAACCAGAACGTGCTGATGGTAAAGCGCTCAAACGGCACCGGCGATTACTTGGCGGTCGGCCACTTCTACACGTCCAACGACCCGCCGCCGGTGACGGACCCGATGCTGGACCACACCGTTTACGACGACGGCTCGATCAAGCAGTTCGACGCCAATAACGGCACCGAGACCGAGAAATACAAAGGCGACGTGAACTGGGATCATGAGGGCAAGGGATCACTGGTGTTCAAAGGCGACGTGACGCTGCATAGCGACGGAACAATTCTGATCGAAGGCGTGACGCTGACGCACATCAAAGGCCCGATGAAGTTTGAGGGCGACATCACCCACATCGGGAACATGAGCACCACCGGCATTCACACCGCATCGGACGGCCCGCACGCCGCCTGCGGCGCGGGTGAACGGTTGGAGCAGGCGAACATCGCCCAGCGCATCGGCGCACTCGAGGCGGCTATCGTGTCGTTGAATGCGCGGCTTGCGGAACTGGAGGCCAGACGATGACCGAGGGCGTTTACGGAGCAATTATTTTCGGCCGTGCGCAGGGACGCATCATGACCTTTGAGCATATCGAGCGGAAATACAAAGGCCGCTTCGGCGTCCATAATGTTCACCTGCGGAAACCGCTGCTGGAATGGGCCGGGAACGACCTGATCGAGATCGAGATGCGGGTCGGGCTGAATGCCGCGTGGTGCGGCGATCCGCAGCCCCTGCTGGCTTTGTGGCACAATCTCCACGAGAACGCGACGGCCGCACCGCTGGTCGTGGGCGGGAAACCGATGGGGCCGGACCTGTCGCTATTCGTGATCACGTCGCTGGACGAGCACCATAAGCACTGGCTGGTGGGCGGGCGGCTACTGGCCGTCGAACTGACGGCGACGTTTCAGGAATATATCCCGTTCAGTGAGCAGATCGTTGGGGCCGGAGGGATTCCATTTTTCGGAGGAGGGACAGGCAACATCCCCGGAGGCGTGGCCATAACACCGTAAAAGAAAATGCCGACACAAAGTGAGATCGCCGAGCTAGGAGCAAACTGGCGTATCCAGTTCATGCAGCCGGATGGCCTGCCGCTGAACATGGCCGGGCTCGAGGTGATCGATTTCGGGGCCATCGGCTACAAGGAGATCTTTCAAAATGTGAAAACGATCCTCGCCACGCCGCTTTATTCGGCCGCGCTGGAGCGCACGCTGGGCATCGACCAGACCATAGTCGACCTGCCTATCAACGAGGCAAACCTGAAGGTGATCGCCATACTGACCGCCATCGCCCTATGGGAACCGCGCTGCCAAGTGATGAATATCGACTTCGCGGCCGACCCGCTCGCCGGGCATTTGCAGCCCATCATCCAGCTCAAAATCAATAACGTCATCTACGGCACAAACACGCCCTACACCGCCCCGCACATCGGCACCGCCCCGGCGCAGGTGAAGCAGGGCTTGCCCGCCTTTGAGCCCGTCCCGGGCGAGCAGGGCCCGCCGGGGGCCGTTGGTGCGCCGGGCCAGCGCGGCAGCGTGTGGTTTACGGGCGCAGGGGCGCCGCCAGCCGCCCCCACGGCCATGACGATCAAGGTGCCGGTGCCCGCACCCGGCCCGCCCGGGGCGACCGGCCCGCCGGGGCAGCGCGGCTTTGTCTGGCTAACCGGCGCCGGGGACCCGGTCACACCGCAGGCGCTGGATATGTATTTGAACACGGATAACGGCGACGTCTGGCAGTTTGACGGCACCACGTGGAGGCGAACGCAAAAATGAGCTGGGAACAGGTAGGCAACATTGCGGGGCCGCCGGGACCGCCCGGGCCGCCGGGAGGGACCGTCATCTCGGGCACGCAATACATCATGGGCGAGGCGCCCACCGGCGCGCTCAACGGCATCAATAAGATTTTCACCGCCGCCAATGCCTTCGCGCCGAATTCGCTCGAGGTGTTTCTGAACGGGCTGCGCCAGCGGCGCGTGGACGATTACACCGAGATCAGCAGCACCCAGTTCCAGTTCGTCGCCGTGCCCCGGGCAACGGATACAATCTCCATCGACTATATCCTGCCCGCGCCCGTAAACGTCCCGGTGATCGGCGAAATTCCGACCGGCCTGATCAACGGCACCAATAAGATTTTCGGCACCGCCTACATTTACGAACCGAACCTGCTGGCGGTGTTTCAGTGCGGGCTGCGGCTGCGCCGGACCGATGACTATTCGGAAAGCGGCGCGCAGCAATTTTCACTGGTAGCCGCACCGCTGGTCGGAGACACTTTGTCGGTCGATTACTTCCAACCCTAAGAACACACCATGCCCACCACACAAATCCACGGCAATAAACAGATTCAGAACCTCACGATTCTGGACGCCAACATCGCAAACGCCGCCGGAATTCTGACGACGAAACTGGCCGAGGGCGCGGACTTCATTAAGCGCACCGGCACGGTCCCATTTACGGCGGACCAGTCGATGGGCAGCCATTACCTGACGAACCTGCTCGACCCGGTTAACCCGCAGGATGCGGCTACGCGCGCATGGGTGCTGGCCAATTCCGCTTCGGCCGTGACCAGTTCGCAGACGGCGCGGGCGGCGAGCACCGGCAACCTCACGCTCACCGGCGCGGCCACCGTCGATGGCGTGGTGCTGGCTACCGGGAACGTGGTGCTGGCGAAAAACCAAACCACGACTTCGCAGAACGGCCTCTGGACCGTGAACACGTCTGGCGCGTGGACCCGCACGCCGGGCATGGATACGTGGGCTGAAGTGCCCGGCACCATCGTCAGCGTGCAGGAAGGCACGGCAAACGCCGACACGATCTGGCTTTCCACCGCCGATGCTGGCGGCACGCTCGGCACGACCGCGATCAATTTCGTTCAGATACCCGGCCCCAGCGATATTCAGGCGGGCGCGGGACTCACACGCACCGGGCAGTCGCTCGATGTAGTGGCGGCTGATTCTTCGCTGACCGTCAACGCGGACTCGATGCAGGTGCACGTGCACCCCAGCGGCTGCATTATCGTTCAAAGCGCGAATGGCATTGGCGTCAATTTCAATTCGGACAACCTGCTTTCGCTCAGCAACGTGCTGAACGTTAAACTCGATGGAGCCGGAGCGATTTCCGCTCCCGTAGCCGGAGCGGGACTCAAAATCAATTATGACACGGGCACGCTGCAAATTTTGGGGAACACGCTCGGCGTCAAAGCGAACCTCTACATCGCGGCCAGCAATTACATCATCCGCGAAACACCGAGCGGCACAATTGACGG